GCACTGTCCTTGTCTGTTATCGTCAATCAGGACGCTTTCAACTACCTTGATACCTTGAAAGACAGCCAAGGCCGCTACTTGTTACAACCGTCCATCACGGCACCATCAGGCAAGCAACTGTTTGGGGCACCGGTGATCGTGGTTGCTAACAAAGTATTGCCGACTGATAAGGTAGGCACCTATCGAATCATCATCGGGGACTTTTCTCAGGCAATTTTCTTAGCCCAGAAGAACGAAGTTAACACCCAGTGGGAACGCTTCGATAGCTATTCTCAAGGCTTGGCTGTTGTCATCCGCAACGACTATGAAGTGGTTGATCCAGATGCTGCTCGAATTGTTGACATCACACCGGTAAAGGCCTAAGAGCATAATTTAGTGGGGTGTGCCTTAGGGTACGCCCCTATTTTTATAAGGAGATGAGCACATGAGTGTTACCACAGAAGATTTAAAGAAAGCACTGCGCATTAGTCACAGCGAAGATGATGCTATGTTGTCAGCCTACTTGTTGACGGCAAAGCAGTTCGTGATTAGCGCGGTTGACCAGACCCTTACGGATGAAAACTTTGGAGATGATCCTCGTTTTGACTTTGCTGTCTCGTTGTTAGCACAACACTGGTATATTAACCGTGGTGTCGATGGGGCAACGTATGTACCAGATAGCGTTGTGAGCATGATTCAGCAATTGCGAGGTGTTGACTATGCCACTGGTAAATAGCATCAGCCAACTGAATGAACCCATTACTTTAGTGAGCTACACGATGGGTAATGTAAATGGGGTTCCTGTGAGCAACGTCAGGAAAGAGCACTTCACGACATGGGCACTTGTGTTAAGCCAATATTTAAGCGAAGTGAGGGCGTCAGTTGGGACGAAGCTCGAAGATACGGTGACCTTTGTTGTTCGGTATGATCAGCCAGAAACCATCCTTAACTCATGGCGCATTGAATGGCAAGGAAAGAAGTACGACATTGTGAAACTGACACCGGACACAGCCAAAAAACAATGGACAACAATCATAGGAAAACCAGTTGCCAATAAATAAGTATTAACTTATAATTAGGATAGTCCTAGGCGATAAGCGGGCAGAACCGTTTTAACCGACGCACGGCATAGCTAACCGGTGGCGCATTTTATAGACCAAGTCAGATTGATTTCTCGTAGCAAGTGAAGAGCATTCCTCAACCCTCGCTGATACGATAGTCATAGTCTTCCTTGACTTGTTTCATTGTTTTTCATCTAAAGTAGCAATATCATTGGGCAAAGCGGGCAGAGATGCCCGTTTTTTTGTGTGCTGAGAGACGCATTCTGATGCAAGCTGAACAAGTTTAACTTGAGGTATGGTCGTTCTGGACAATAAAAATCGGTTAGGCAATCCGGAATTTCGGGATTGGCTCAACAAAGTCCGAAATTCTGACGTTCAAGAACGAACCAGCAAATTGTGGGTTCGTTGGGAAAAGGCAAGTCAAAAATATTGACCTGCTTATGAGAACCAAGTGACAAATATTCACCTAGTCAATGGATACAAAAATAGCCACCTCATAGCGAAGTGGCTATTTTGTGTTAGTCATGTAGCTTTTCTTGTAGTTTATCTCCAGCATTATCAATGCCCTTAGCTGCGAAGACTGTACCTGCAACTAAAACACCGCCAACGATGAGAGTACTAGCAACCATAAACTTAAATGCAGCTTTTAAAGCGTCCATAAAGATGGCCTCCTATCAGTCTTTTGATCTGCCAACAAAGAAGGAGACTACGGCAACAACAATAATTGCGCCGATAATTGAAGGAATCAAAGCCATTCCTGCCAGTTGTGGCCCCCAATGGCCTAAAAGTCCCTCACCAATTGCAGAACCCACTAATCCTGCAATGATGTTAGCAAACCAGCCCATCGATTTGCCCTTGCTAGTGATAGCACCAGCAATTGCACCAATAATAGCACCAACAATTAAAGCCCAAAGAAAATGCATGATAATTCCTCCTTTTTGGTTATATTGTCTCTATAGACGAACACAGTATAACATACAGTAGCAACAAGAGATAATAAAATAGCCGCCCATAATGGACGGCCACCGCCTGCCAAGCAGAAATGAACTCCGTGGTTTTCTCGTGGTTTTCTTTTATTGATAATCAATGATAACCAATGACAATCTGGTTAAAATAAAAACCAGTAACGACGCTGTTTTGACAACGTTTGCTACTGGTTGATAACGCTATTCTGGGTGGTCAGGGGTTTGCACCCAATTTCACCAAGAATGCTACAACAGCGGTTCTAAAGCCAATTCACAAGCCCTAAAAAAGGCTCGTGGTTGTCTCCGTGGTTGACTTTTCCTAAAATCCTAGATAATTGGCAACTAATTTGGCTGCCTCTTTGTTCTGATCCTTTGTGACGTGCGTGTATATATTCATGGTTGTAGCAGCATCCTCATGGCCAAGTCGCTCTTGCACTTCTTTTATCGTGGCCCCGGCAGCAAACAATGCACTGGCATGAGAGTGGCGGAACCCGTGTACAGTGATGCGGTGCTGAATGTTGTGAGTATCCTCGATACTTTTAAGCCACTTCTCTGGCTGATTCAGGTACTTGTGAGTGTTGTTCACAGTAGCAAAAACTAGTTGATCTGGCTTGTTGGTATTGAAACCGAGAGCCATATACTTTTGAAGCTGCACCAAGCGCCAATGCTTTAAGGCTGACATTGTTCTAGCATCCATGGGGATGGTTCTACGCCCCTTGCGCGTCTTAGGCGCCTGCACGATCTGGCGGCCTTTCTCGCCTTGAGTCAGTGTCTTATTGACCCGAATAGTTTTATCTGTAAAGCTAATGTCCTGCCATGTAAGTGCTAAGCACTCACCACGACGCAGACCACCGAATGCTAACACCCTAAACATGGTGTACTTCTCAGGCTCACGTTGCGAATCAATGTAACCAAAAAAGCGAGCCAGTTCATGCTTATCCCAGAAGTTAGGGGCATCATCCCCCGCTTTCTCTTGTCGTTTTGGCACTGTCACCCGTTTAATGGGGTTGTCAGTGATATATTGCTGCTTCACGGCGTATTCTAAGACACTGCCGACATAGTTAATCCAGCGCTTATAGTTTCTGCTTGCCTCTTTGGCCCACAGATTCACAGCTTTCTGTAACATTGCTGTGGTTATATCCTCAACATGACGATTACCGAAATACGGTAAAACATGATTGTCAAACATGCCCTTGGTTCGGCTGTATGTTGATTCTCTAACCGTATTGATGTACTCGGCATACCATGCTTCATAGACATCCCTAAAAAGCATATTCTTCTTCTTAACGAGGTCACCTTTGCCAACATCTAGGCTCAATCTGGATGCTGCAAGAGTGGCCTCTTTTTTACTTGTGTAACCGCGCTTATGAATAATGCGACGCTTATTGGTAAGTTCATCACGGCCAGCAAATACCTGAACTTCATATCGCACTGCGCCGCTTTTGATTTTGTACTGTCTGATTACTGCCATTTTGTTCTTCCCCTTTACGTACCAGCTTGCGGGCGGGATATGTATCAGGGTGAAGCTTGTATTGCTTTTTAAAACACTGGAAACTTTTGATTTTTTCAAGTCAACAAATTGCTACCTGCTACTTATAAAGGCCATTAAGTTGGAAAACGCTTTTTCTGAAGTTTCCAACCAGTTTGCTCTTTGCACGGCCATAAAACCAGCTTATTTATACTCGGACAACCGTTTCAATGAGCATATCGAGAAATGTTTAAGCTATTGCTTAAATTCATCCAGTAAATAATCAAGATTGATTAATAGCGAAACTGAATCGCTATCTACTTTAAAGTCTGTTTTTTCCTCAATCGCTGCTTTTAGTGCCAAGGCTACTGCTCTTTTTATATCATGTTTAATTTGTTCAAAGAATCCTGCAGATATATAAGCATTTGCGTAATCCACAAAACCAGACAACTGAAAGTTTGGGTTCTCGGGTATTGGTGTTGTATTACTATTTGTATCTTCAATTTTGACTTTAAAAACGGCTGGATTATATTCCGGAGAGCTTTCGTCAGGGCGATATAGTCCTTCGAACTTAGCAACGCCAACTTGAGCAAATGGTAAATCAAAGGAGATGTTTGTACGCCCTGTGACGTTGATGACTAAATCTCCACTAAATCCTGAAAAAGTAGCCTCTTCTTTGATTCCCTCATATTCTGTCTTAGAGACTACTTTAGCAATTTCACCGACGGCTTTGTACTCAATATCTATTGGCAAAAAATCAAAGAATTCTGATGGCTGAATTTTGAGATAACGGCAAAGAACATCCAAGGTCTCTAATTGGATCATTTTATTAGAATTGGTACTGATTCCAGACAAGGTCGATCGTGCAATACCAGTATCTATAGAAATCCTATTAGCCTTTTGGTTCCGTTCAGCCATTAACTCACCTAACCGCATACGAATCATAAATATCACCTCTAAGGAAAATGTATCACATGTGCTTCACAATGTAAACTAAATTATTCAACATATCAGCTACAGCTATTGACACATGATCACCGTTCGTGTATTCTTGCACTGCACATGAAGCGTTAACCGTGCAATTATATCAAATGGGGGAATATATGATGAAAAACAACTTAGCGGCCATCATGGGCGACCGTCTTGTAACGATTACTGATGTTTACAAAGCCACCGGCATCGCTCGCTCAACTCTCGTACGGCTTTACTATCGCCGCGAAAAAAATATTAGTCTCGAAACTTTGAAGACCTTGTGTGATTACTTCGGCATCAGCCTCAGCGACCTGATCGAATATAATCCCAAGACTAAACAACCAATCTAGTTTGGGGATGTCTTCAAGGCAAAATAAAAAGACGTGCTACCAGCACGCCCCGGAAAGGATGATTAAAGTGAGTTATCAAGTAAACAACCTAGTCAGCATCAAGTCTGGCCAAGCTGTCACTAATAGTTTACAAGTTGCGTAAGCGTTCGACAAGAACCACAGAAATGTTTTAAAGGCGGTCGACTACTTAATAAAAGATGTGCGCAATCTTGGGCGCATGCTTCAGGAAGTCAACGATCCAGACTCTTATGGGCGTGATACGCCGCCTTTTCACGGATTTGGCGAAAGCTCTACAGTCTAACACCTTTTACTAGAATTTGAATAAAACTCTCCAATCTATGACGAATAGCGGAAGGCGACATGGCAATTAAGAAAGGATGTGTAACACCTATGGCCATCCAAGTAGCAATGAACCTACCAGACGACTTTGAAGAACAAATCAAGCGTGATATGTACAGCACAGCGCTTGAAGCATTTAAAGCTACAGCAAAGAAACACCCTTTTGCCGAATATATGCAGCGCAAGGATGCAGCCGATTATCTTGGTGTAAGCACCGGCAAGCTGGATCAGCTCACTAGGCAAGGGCTGCCCACTATCATTATCGACAGTTTTAAGTTGTATCGTAAAGCTTCACTCGATCAGTGGATGCTGGACCATCAAATTTAATCCAAGTCTTGCGGGCGGGAATTTTGATGACATTGCGGCAGGCAACAAATTGTAAGTAACCATGGTTTATCACAAAAAAGTGAAAAAGCTATGCCACATAACTAAGGTTTATCGGATTTTCCCGTTAAACCTACAACAGCCAGACGAGAGGCCAGTAGCAACTTTAGGAGGTGATCAACATGCTTGAAATTGGTATCGGCTGGGCTATAGCTCACCTTGAAACTATCGCAGCATTAAGCCTAACAGCGCTCACAGCATTTACCATTGGCGCCGCTTATCAATACTGCGAGGACGACAAAAAAGCCGCTAAGCGAGGCAACGCTTAACGACTAGGCACAAAACACCTTTGGCTAGGCCCGTTTTGTGTCTCCATTTTAACGATAATTAGACACTTTTACCAACATGGAGGCTATTTATATGTCTGAACCTAATTATAAACAAATGATCCGCGATATTAAACAAAACGCTTTTGAGTTAACAGCATTGCGCATCTACATTGAGAACAGCGATGTTTCTAACCGAGACTACCTGCTAGAGGTTGTCGATAATCAGAAGGCAGCACTGCATACGGTCGCTAAAGCACTGAGCATCGTTGAGACAACGGGACGCACGAACATCCCCGTTCTCGGCCTCGTATGCCACTAGGAGGCGTAGCAATGAATCGCAAACAGCTTCATGGCATTCGCCTACTAACACATGCCCTTGCACACCAAATTGACACCACTAGCCAGCTTATGAAAACAGAATGCGACAGGGGATCATGGTATGGACTGACTAAAGCGGAAATGGTCAAGAGAACGACTGATACGCTCACCACTTACGCGCTGGCTATTCAATCACTCGATAATGCCGTTACTACTCTTAATTTAATGCACACAGTATTGAAAGAGGAGGACGAAAAATGCGAAAAAGCCAAGTAGTCCTCGGTGTACCCGTATCTGAATCTATGCTACTGACTGACCAGCCCGACTTATTGGCAGCCATTGCTCGTGGAGACGTGCACGGGTTCATGCCTGCTGATGATGCGCATCCTGCGACTCAGTGGCTGGTACAAGTCGATGGTGTGAAGATTATAGCCCCAGATAAACAAACGGCTTATATGCTGTTTTATGCGTGGTCAACAAAGGGGGCCTATTGATGAACCAATATGAACAAAGCGCCCTCAACTATGCCAAAAGTGGCTTTGAAGTCTTCCCGTTAACTCCCAATAGTAAGACCCCTTTAAAAGGCACACATGGCAGTAAAGATGCTACTACTGATACTCAGCAAATCAAAACATGGTGGCACGATCACCCCACCGCTAACATTGGCGTCACAACGCGCAGCTTCTTTGTACTTGATGTAGACGTTAACCACGCAGACGGGCAAGACGGCCGAAAAAGCCTTGAGGTCCTGCAAAACAGCAAGGGTAAACTGCCGCCTACGCACATTGTACTGACTGCTAACGGTGGTGAACATTGGTACTATCAAAAGCCTCAGGGGATGACCTTGCCGCAGAAGATTGCTTTCCTAAAAGGTGTCGATATTAAGGCACATCCCAACAACTATGTTTTAGTGCCACCCAGCCAGATTGCACATCCAGACGGACATATAGGCGTCTATAAAACGAAGCCCGGTAGTCCTAGCCAGATTGCTATGGCGCCCACATGGTTAACTGATTTTATTCTCGCCTATAATCACGCTTCTAAGCCAACACAGCAGCCATCTAATGGCGTGGTCAAGCGATACCGTACAGAAACAACAGAACGGCTAGAATCCATCGCTAAGGGGTTTCTCACTGGCCAGCGAAACGATGGTGTGGCACGACTAACGGGTTACTTAATCGCCCACGCAGTAGACGTTGAGCTAGTCTTAAAACTCATTCAATACGCCAATAGCAACTCACCCGAACCGCTGCCCGATGCCGAGGTTGAAAGAACTTTTATGAGCATCGCTAAGCGTGAACTGGGGGTGAAGTAGTGACCAATACACCATTAGATGATCTGAAACAGGCTCAGAAGTCGAATATCATTGCTGACGAACGCTTTCAAGGGTGGAAATCCCGCCTGAGTCGCACCGATGCTGGCTCTGTTCGTTACAACTATCAAAATATCAAGCTCATTTTTGATAATGATCCCAATCTAGCAAAACTAATGGCTTTTGACGCCTTTGCCGGTATGGAGGTTATGACCAAGAAACCGGTGTGGAACCGTCCAAACGTCTCCTCTGAAAAGACACGCATTCCTTTCACTGACGATGACGAAGTACAGGTTCGTAACTACATTCGTGAAACCTATGGCATGACTGGTGACAATACAAAGCTATTTGCGGACGTCATCAAAGGAAAAGCACTTGAGCAAGTATTCAATCCGGTTATTAGTCATTTAAATGAATGTCGCAAGCACTGGGATGGCAAACAGCGAATTAATTCACTCTTACAACGCTATCTGGGGGTAACAGATACCTCGCTAATGTCTTTGGCTTTTAAAACAATGATGGTAGGCGCAGTAGCAAGGGCTTACCACCCTGGCACTAAATTCGACTACATGGCCATCCTCACAGGCTCACAAGGCATTGGTAAATCTAGTCTGCTAGCAAAGCTAGGCGGTCCATGGTACACAGACGCTATGCAAGGTTACAACAGCAAAGACGATATTCAGGTAACGCTAGGCTATTGGATTATTGAAGACTCTGAACTATCGGCGATGAAGTCCTCAAAGATTGACCAAGTAAAGCGTTTCATCACACGAACGATTGATCGACTCCGTTTACCCTATGGCCGCCGTGTATCTGACTATGAGCGCCGCTTTGTCCTCTGGGGTACTACCAATCAAGCTACTTTTCTACATGACAGAACAGGCGGCAGACGGTTTCTAGTGTTCCAATGTGATAGCCAAAAACGTACCGCTAATGTCATGCAAGATTTAACGCAGCGCGAAGTCGATCAAGTATGGGGCGAAGCTGTAGCTGAATACCAAAGCGGCTTTAAACTACATCTTTCTGACAATATGGAGCGCGAAATGGAACACGTGCGGACAGAATACCAGTCTACAGACCAAGCCGCCGATGCGATTATGGAATACCTCGATGTGCTTCTTCCAGTCGAATGGCCCAAGCTTAGCAACCTCGATCGCCGCTTCTACATCCAAGCCGTTTTAGAAAATGCCAACACAGAGCTTGTAGGCGTCAATCAACGAACCAAAGTAACCGTGAAAGAAATACAATCTGAGCTGTTTAAGCATGATCTCCGTGATGCTACCGATCGACGCTATGCTCGTGAAGCCACACAAATACGAGATATTATGCGAAACCTAGATGACTGGGAATATAAAGACAGCATTAGAGTCAATGGCAAAGTAAGCCGCGGCTTTATCAGAATAATGTAGCCAACTTTTACATTTGGCTACATACGGCTACACACTTGGCTACACCTAATATCATTGATATATCAACGTTTATAAAGGTTTTGTAGCCTGTAGCCAAGAACAGAGAGGTTTTATGTATGGAGGGGTGTTCTAGTTGACATAATACTCCGTAGCTATATATATAATGCTCTCAAAAACGGCTACATGGCTACAAAGTGGCTAAAGTCCTTGTCGCTCTAAGAATAAGCGTGTAGCCAAAAGTGTAGCCACATGTAGCCGTTCTAAAAATAATGTGGCCTGAAGGCTGTTATACCGGTCTTTTATCGATAAATAATAGCGGCTACATTTTAAAGCACTGATTCAACAAATATGAAAGGATGATCCTCTATGAAACGTAAAGCAATCCCCTCTGGCCGTTTAACGGCTGTACTCGAGCAAATCCACCGAGGTATTGAAAGACCCGTTACGGTGACTGAAATCAGCAAAGCAACGGGCATCCCCCGTCGAAACATCTATGAGTGTATCAATCTGCTCATTATGCAGTATGACGTACCCATCGGTGGTGTTAGAAGCAAAGGCCGTCACGGTATCTTCATCGCTACCAACGAAGCTGAACGTGCTGCCGCGATTACACCGCTAGCCAACAGTGCACGTGAAATCCAGCGCCGAGTGAATAAACTGCAACAAATGGAGCTGTAAAAATGCTGAATGATCTGATGATAACGAAAACGTGGCCACGCGGGCAACCGTGGTCTTAATCACAGAAAAACCCTAAAAAACCCTAAATTTCAGAAAGGATCATAATATGGCAAACACCGAAAAATCCAACAGCGAAACCTTAGCGGAAACAATCAAAGCTATTTTCGATCCGCTCAACAAACAACTACATGACTTAGAAGCGGCCATTCCAGAAGCGACAACTTCACTGCGTAAGATAGAAGACAGCCTAAAGGTAGAGGACGTTAAAAAAGCGACACTTCTACGCGCACAGCTAGAGGCTTTGAAGTCTGCTCACTTGAAAGCACTGGCAGCTATCGAAACGACCAAGCAAGAGAATGCTGACAAACTCACGACCCTATACAATGCTGCCGTTAGGGATGCTCAGCAAGAGATTGAGCCAAACGCCAGAGAATACGAGAAGAAACGCGATCAATTACTGGCGCAGGCTGAACATGTTAGACAAGAGGCGGCTGACTGGTACTTTGATGCTACAGAATCTGCTAATCAGAAGCTGCGACTGTTTCAGCAATGGCTACCAGAGGGCCAAGTGTTTGCTGAAGTCGGTACCTTATTAGGCACAGCACGCTTTGCCAAGTCTAGCCAGCTCGTTCAATCTCCTACTAACGTAAACCACTGGTAACAAGAAAGGATGCATAAATATGCCAAATGAAAAACTAGACCCATGGGGTAAGCCTATTATTGATGATGAAGGCGATCGTAACCGCGTTATGAAGATGCTACGTGAGAAAAAAGAAACCGCAGCCCGTTCACAAAACGACCAAGACAAGAAACGCAAAGCCGAAGAGGCAGCAAGACGAGTCGAGGCCAAGGTAAAAGAGTTAGAAAGCCAAGACAAATAACCACGATAAGCCCGCCATTATGACGGGTTTTGTTGTGTACTTATATGCGCAAAGAAGAGAGATTGTCTTTGCAAAAAACACAAATCTGACATTTCTGACACCCTAAAGAAAATAAGTATCCCACCACAACTACCTAACAAAACCTAACATTTTTTTGAAATGCAAAGCCTTAATAGCCTCATAAAAACTCAACGTTTTTGACTTCTATGTACCGCGAAGTGGTCACGCCTCAAGAGGATGCACACAGCCACGTATGAGCGAATGCGGGCCAAGTTCTTCTACTACCTTGACCGGGGCGGAAAAATGCTTATGGGTGGTGCTATGCGCATTTTGGGAAACAAGTAACTCTATGCTCTCTGTGATTGATCAGCGACCCCTTCATTCACAAAGAGAAAGTTTAATGCACAAAAAATGCTTCCAGGTTCCCCCAGAAACATTTTAATCTGCCTTATTGTTCGCAGTGACTACTGCCCTCTCAATATCTCGCTTTCACCATAATTTTTGATTAAGTTCTCAATTGTGCCATGAGTCTTGGAAGGGATAAAAATGTTCTCGGCCTGTGAAGCACTCGTGTGCGCATGATTCCCAGCCTTTTCCATCTTGCGCTCAATAGTAAAGGCCGTACTTCCTTCAAAAAACAATTTAGAATTGAGTGTTTCGAATGCAATTCTTAGCATAATAGATTTTTCCATTCCGTCATATTGGAAAAGTTTCACACTTGTAGCCTTATGCTTCCAAAGCTCATGAAAAAGAAGCGCCAACATATCGCTGGAAACCCCTAACGAAGTTTTGCAAATCTTGTCGCTAATTTCATCGCGTCTTTCTAACGACGAAAGGTCCATTAGCCACCCTTTTTGTGCCTTCATCCGTTTCAAGCTATTATCTCTATGCGACGTTAAACAATCAGCTAAATCATCAGTTCTTTCAAACACCAATATAGCTGGTATTTCTCCATTGGCTTTCCACTCATCATGCAGCTTTTGCCAAACCTTAGGTTCTTCTGTCTTTGCCAGAGAATTGCATCCAGACTGACAATATTTCAGGGATGAATACCAGTTTCTGTGCTCTTCAAAAAAATATTTCAGAAAAGATGTAAGCGCAAAGTATATGGCTACATATAAGTCTTCAGTCCAATCGAGCGATTCTGTGGGAACGCCATAATGCTGCTTAGTTGCTGTCTTACCATGATTTGCCTGTGTATCTATAATTTTCAAAAACGATTTTTTAATCTCTTCACTTGGAACTCCTCGCATTTCTGCAATATTCTTTAAACTTTCCTTGGGATAGTGAGTTTCGAAGCTGGTTTTAATGCCCCACTTACAGTTTCTCACCCCCCGAAACAGCCACTTGGGACATTCCTGTTCCTCTATTAATTGCATATTTTGGTTATGGAGCTCTATTAAGTTACTATAATCGTCTATATTGCACTTCAAAACACTATCAATTGTTAGCAT